AGAGATTCTGCATACAAAGGAATGAACCGCAATGTGCTAATGAGCAGCATAGCCAAGCAACTGGGACTCAAAGTGGGTGCTAATGGTATGTTCTCTCGCACCACAAATCAGCTAGTGGATGGTGGCATGGATCCTGACTACGTGGCAAGTGTGCTGTTAGGGCAAGGTTCTGACCGTGAGAATCTAAAGAATGTAGAATCCATCTATACTGCATTGGCACAAGATCCTGCACGAGATACCAAGCTAGCGGACTTCCGCGAATATCTTTCACGTGAAGGACTTCAGGAGCCTGCTACAACAGTCAAAGAAAATGATGTTAACTTCTTGGCAAGACTACGTGATAGAATTGTAAATCAAGGCATGATGCCGTTGATTGAAACCAAGAAAATATATCAACTGTACGAGCAAGAACCTGCTGCTATAGGCGGTAAAGCCAAGGGTATTGAACACCTAGAAGACTATGTGTTCCGCCAAGGTACTGCTGGTGTGGATCGAGCATTAGCTATTGCGGATTCATTTTATGACAATTCCAAAACTGGATCAGTAAAGTGGGACGGTAAACCTGCTGTGGTATTTGGTCGCAAGCCTGACACTGGTGAGTTTGTGCTCACAGATGATGCAGGATTTACTGCTGCTGGATATGACGGATTGTTTACTAGTCAGGATGCTATTGCTGACGACATGGCCCGCCGAGATGCCAATGCAGCAGCCAAAGGTAATGCCGCCACTAGAGTTGCAACATTATTGCCAGTGTATCAGACCATATGGCCATATCTTGAAGCAGCTACCCCCACCAACTTTCGTGGTTTTGTCAAAGGTGATCTGTTATACACACAAACCCCGCCTGTGGAGGCTGGAAATTTAGTATTCCAACCCAACACAGTACAGTATCGTATTCCTGCTGGTAGCAAGCTAGGACAGCAAATTGCCAACAGCGATGTGGGTGTGGCAGTACATACCATGTATGAAGATGCAGGTGCGTCCAAACAACCACTCAGTCGAGTCAAGTTTAATCCTGTGCCAGGATTGTTGCTGATTGAACCTATCTACGCCAAACCTGTACCAAAGAACGATGCCATAGTCAAACAGATCAAAACACTGTTACGTCAGAATCGTGCAGTATTGGATACGTTGTTCAATCCCACTGAACTACGTGCTATGAAAATAACCGACTTGGCCAAATTAGCAGTGGATTATATTAACAAACGTGTGGATCCAAATCATGCTGCGTATACTGGTGATTTCGGTGATCTAGTTCCAGGATTTTTATCATGGTTACAACAAACTCAAACTCCGCAGAAAGTAAACAACATTGCACAATACCTGCGTAGCCCTACTTCGAATGAACAGGCCCTGGCTGCTGCATTCTTGTTGTTTGAACTATTGCATGATTTAAAACTAGATCTGTTGTCGCAGCTGGATATGCAAGTGCCCGGCAACGAAGGATGGGTATTTGCTACCCCTGCAGGCTATGGCAAAGCAGTGAATAGGTTTGATTTTACTGCTCGAAATAAAGCCAGAAACAATCCGCCAACTGAGTAATTTTTTGCCAAATTCATAAATAAGTGTAGGGCAAAAACCCACTAACTAGGAGATTTTAAAATGGCAGTATTTACAAGAGTAAACGGAACTACACAACCAGTATTCCACATGGACACCGCGAATGGTAACATTCAAGGTACAGCTAACATTGCAGCCACAGGCTCAGTTAACTTTCAAGGCCCTAAGCTGGACTTTTTCAGCTTGGTAGCGAATGGTTCTTTGACCACATCTGGCAACGTGAATGGCTACATCAACAACCTGATGCAAGCTATTCAGACTAAAGCCACTGTGGCCATGTATCAAGTCAGCCCAGCAGCATCTAATGTGTTGAACTTGGCTGTGTATCCTACAGGTGCTTACACCAACGTTACATTGCTGGCTACTGCTAATACCAGTGCTACTGTAGCTTCGGGCGGTCAGAACCTGGAATTGAGCTCATGCGCAGGTAATGCTGTGTTTGTCACAAGCGCAACCAACTTTGCTCCGACCTAATTTTAGGCAGCGGCAAAAATCAAGGCCCTGGTTTATTTCCGGGGCTTTTTTTTTGCCGTAAATACCATATGACATTGAGTATACAAATAACCACCGACTTTGATTGCAGGCCCACTGGAGTTACCGGACATCTAAGAGAAAATTTGCTGCCGTTTACTGATCAGCTAGGCCAACAAGTAACTGACGTATCCACATGGGTTCGCAGTCGCAACCAACAACGCAACTGGGAAACTATTATGCAGTTGATTGGTCTTTACACACAACCAGTACGAGTTTCTCGTGTGAGAGCCAAAGACCAACGTTGGCAATTTGAGTTTGATACAGAATTTGATGATGTGTTTGCAGTGGAAAATGATCCTGTGGGAAGATTACGGCAAGCCTGCGATGGTGTACCTATCATTAACTATGTTGAACAGCAGTTAACTACACTATTGCGTCCAGATGTTAACATCTGGTTTGAACCGTTGAACCATAAATAACTCATGGACACCACAGACATCGAGAAGAAAAGTTTAGAGGCGCACGTTGAGCTTTGTGCCGAACGTTATCGCATGCTAGAACTCAAAATTCAGACTGTTGAATCTGGAATCGAATCGGTAAAAGTCATGGTAGAGTCTGTGCATGAAATGGTGCATACCATGTCGGCCAAACGTAATGATCAACTTGTTGGTTGGGGAATCGCTATAATTGGATTCCTTGTGGCCACTGTGGGTTGGATGCTAACAAACTACGTATTCAAATGAAAGCCAGTCGTAAATTGGCTGCATTAGCAGAACAAGAGCTGCCGCTGCTTTTAAACAAAGTAATTATAGAAGATGGCAAGAAGTATCGAGTATTTGGCAAATACACCATATACCCTGTACCTGCAGGATTTCAAGTTTGTCAGCGTGATGATGAGATTGGTACATTTTCTGGTACCAAATCTGCATTAGCTTGGTGCATAGCAGATAATCTACATCATTTCAACTTGGCTAGACAAATAAAAGAATTAGATCAATCTGTTGTTAGATTGCGCAATGACATATATGTACGTCGTGCATTGGCTGATCGCACAGCTGGAAACACATGGGAAAACTTGATTAATAAAACAAGTGCTAGGCAAGAATATACTCAGGTCCTAGAAAAAGAACTAGCAAAATGTATAAATTTGGCTAAATACTGGCAACTACGAGGAAACTCAAATGAAACTAAACGAATTGGCCGTAACACGCCCTACACAACAAATCTCTAAAGTATTTGAAAGTCATTTTGATCAATCGGTCAACTTTGATACTTTGAATCGCAAACAACTGCATAACATGTATCGCCAAGTACGAGGTGTGTTAAGTGAAGTGCGCAGCAGTACTGCTCGTCATACCAGCCAAAAGAGTCCAGCTTATCTCAAGCTCATGATGATGGAACAAGCATTAGCTGAAAAGATCTACGAAGCCGAAATGGTGGCAACTACTGCACCAGGAGCAGCTCCTGGTGTAAATCCTCAACAGGCCGCTGCTATGGCTGTGAAGCAAAAGATGGATCAAAAAAAGCAGGTGCAACAAGAACTTGACGATTTGAAAAAACAAGTAACTGATAAGCAGAACGAACTCAACAGTATTAACACCACTACTTCAGTACAAGAAACCAAACTTCGATTACGTGCGCAAGGCTACGGTTACTATCTCAGCGAAAGTGAAGTGCAACAAGCTCAAGTTGTATTGGCTGCACAAGACATGGTTGACAAAATGCAAGACATGATTGAAGACAGCACCGAGATGCAATTCAAAGAATTGCCAGCATTAGTGGATTCGATTAAGAATCAAATTGGGGCCAACCAAGCTGCACAATTCAACAATGATGCACAAGCGGCATTGAGTGGTCTAGTGCAGAATTTGCAAAGCAGCAAGCAACAGCTAGAACAAGCATTGGGTGTTGTAACTGGGCAAGGCCCTGTAGAAATGCCAGGGGCCGATGCAGGTATGCCTCCTCCAGAGGGAGATATGGGACTAGCAGGCCCTGCGCCGGGCGAAGAAGAAATTGAAATAGCAGCAGTTGAACCGGGTGCAGCCGCACCAGCAGCAGCACTAGGACGCGAGCGCAGATAATGCGAATCAACGAAGTAGAAGCAGATGCTACCGCAGACAAACTCATGGCCTTGGCCAAGTTTGCTGTGGGTAGAGCACAAGACACTTCTGCCAAGATGCAAATGCCAGTGCAGGCATTTATCAATCGAGCACAAAGTATGGGTGTAGATATCACTCCCGACACTTTGCAAACCTTAATTGGACAACCTCCATTGAGTGGGTTGATTGAACCCATGAGTCCCAACGCTACAGAAATAATATTCAAAGGCGGCGATAAGCCGGGACCAGTCACCATGCCAGTTAATCAAGCACAAGATATTGTGGCACAAGCCGCACAATCCGCAATGAAAAAAGATCGCAGCGTTTAACCCTGCGCCTGGTTGACCAATAGGAGTAAATACTTTACAATTTGTAAGGAAAACTCATGGCATATTCAACTCAACTAATCGATCATTATGAAAACCCACGAAATGTGGGTTCGTTCTCCAAGGACGACACTGACATCGGAACAGGCATGGTCGGCGCACCTGCCTGCGGAGATGTAATGAAGTTGCAAATTAAAGTTCAAGATGGAATTATCACAGATGCAAGATTTAAAACGTATGGTTGCGGAAGCGCGATTGCGTCGAGTTCGCTGGTTACTGAATGGGTCAAAGGACGGACACTTGCCCAAGCGGCAGAGATTACGAATAGCGCAATTGCTGGCGAGCTTGCCCTCCCCCCAGTTAAAATTCATTGTTCAATACTTGCAGAAGATGCGATCAAAGCAGCAATAATTGATTACAAGAGCAAGCATGATCTCGTTAACTGAAACCGCTGCTCAAAAAATAACTAAAACTATCCAACGCCGAGGACACGGTATTGGTATCCGTGTGGGAGTCAAAACAACAGGTTGCTCTGGGCTTGCTTATGTGTTAGAATATGTAGACACTGTGCA